ATAATTCCATACTTTCAGTGATTGCCGCAAAATAAATTGTTTCAAAAATTTGTTTATTTAATTTTCTAGCTTCATCCGATGTGAATATGTAATCCATAATATAAAAGACATCCGCCAATCCTTGAACCCCAATTGCTATAGCCCTCTGTTCCAAACCACCTTTTCTACCTTTTTCAGTTGAATAATTGTTAATGTTAATCACCTTATTCAATGACCTTGTTACTTTTCTAGTTTCATCATATAACAAGTTAAAGTTAAACTTCCCATCAATAATAAAGTTTTTCAATACCATTGATGAAAGAGTACAGATTGCCGTGGTTGACTCGTCAGTGTATTGGAAAATTTCCGCACATAAATTGGATTGACGGATAACCCCAATATTTTGATGGTTAGTTTTTCTATTGGAACTATCTTTGGAACATAAATAAGGAACCCCCGTCTCAACTTGTGATTCAACAATTTTATTCCACACATCTTGAGCCTTAACTTTCTTACCCAATCCTAATGTTACCGCCTTATTATAGTTTGACTCATATTCTTCATCATAAGTCTCTTGTAATGGTTTTATACCCGCTTTTACAATATCATTAGGGCAAAATAGATACCAATCTTCGTTATTCTCAACCGCTTTCATGAAATTATCAGGTAACCATAAGGCTGTAAACAAATCACGAGCTCTCAACTCATCTTTTCCTGTATTTTTTCTAATATCTAATAAATCAAAGATATCTTTATGCCAAGGTTCAATATAAATCGCCGCACTACCAGGTCTTCTACCTTGTTGATTAAAGAATCTTAACGACTCATTTACAATTTTCAAATATTTTAATAATCCACCAGCATAACCACCTGAAGTTGTTATACGACTCTCCTTACTTCGTTGATTAGACATACATAAACCAATACCCGCAGCATCTGATGAATACGTTGAAATATCGGTTAATGTATCCAACAACCCGTTTCTTGAATCGGAATTATTATAATGTAAAACACATGATGCCAATTGAGGTATTAATGTCCCCGAATTAATCATAATAGGCGTCGCTTTAGAAATTCTTTGAGCTGACAATGATTTATAATAATCCACCGCCTCTTCATAAGTATCCGTTACCCATAAGGCAATTCTCATATACATATGTTGTGGTCTTTCAATTGTTTGACCATTCGGTAACTTCATCAAATACATCTCCTGAAACGCTTTCCATGCAAAATAGTCAAAGTTATAATCATTATCATGATTAATTACCTCATCAATTCTGTTCTCACCATATTCATTGATAATTTCAATTAATTTGGGATTGATAACTTTGGCATCATTTAGAATACTCATAGTTTTTGAAAAACTATCATTTGTTTCTTTGTGGTATGACGATATCGCCACAGATGCTGCCAATCTTGAGTAATCATGATGACTACCGGTATATGACGATGCAATCTCATAAACCAACTTATCCAATTCTTTGGTCGTTATATAACCCTCCGTCGGAACTGATGTAATTACCTTAATGAAAATTTCATCTGAATTTACATTTAAACTTTTTGCCGCCCGTTTAACTCGGTTATAAATTTTTTGGGGATTAAAGGATACTTTATCCCCATTTCTTTTTTGTATTTTTAATGACATCATGTTTGTTTTTTTAAAAATCGTCAGTAAATGTAATAGTTTCATTTAACTTCGCCTTTTGATATTCCAAAGTTCTATTCTCAAAGAAATTACCTTTGGTTTCAACTGCGATTTGCTCCATAAATTTAAATGGTTGCTCAACATTAAACACTTTCTGACATCCTAACTTAAATAATAAACCATCAACAATAAATTCTAAATATTGTTTCATCAAATTTTGATTCATCCCAATTAAAGATACCGGTAATGATTCAGTTATGAACTCTTTTTCAATTTCCAAGGCCGATAATAAAATCTCACGAATTCTCTCTTCACTTGGTCTATTTTCAATGTGGTTATTTAATAAATGTATTGCGAAATCACAATGTAAATTTTCATCTTTAAAAATTAATGTATTCGCATCACATAATCCCTGCATTAACCCTCTTGATTTCAACCAAAAGATTGAACAGAATGAACCTGAAAAGAATATCCCTTCAACCGCAGCAAATGCTACCAATCGTTCTTGGAATGATGAATTTTGAATCCAATCTAACGCCCATTTAGCTTTTTTCTGAACCGCCGGCAATCTATCAATCGCATGGAAACAATCATCCTTTTCTTTCTTATCTGTAATGTATGTATCAATCAACAATGAATACGTTAATGAATGCTCATTTTCCATTGCAATCTGAAAACCATAAAAGAACTTTGCTTCGGGGAATTGAACCTCTCTTGAGAAATTTTCCGCAATGTTCTCATTAACTATACCATCAGACGCTGCAAAAAACGCCAAGATTGTCTTGATAAAATATCTCTCATTATCTGATAAATTATTCCAATCTCTAATGTCTTCAGATAAGTCAAATTCTTCCGCCGTCCAAAACGCCGCTTTGTGTTGTGTATAATATTCCCAAATATCATGATATTGGATTGGGAATACCACAAACCTATTAGGATTCTCCGTTAATATTTTCTCCGTCATTTTTATTTTTGTTTTTGTCTTCGTTATTTTTTTGTTCTTGTTTTAATTTCCTTTGTTCCATAATCTCACGAACTCTATCACGATTTCGTTGTTCTTGTTGCTCTTCATGTCCCAAGAATGTAACCGATGAATCCGTATCAATCTCAATCATTGAATTGTCAAATTTACAATTTTCAAAGATGATACCATCATCACCAATTCTTGACTTTGTTATCGCAATTGTTGCCAATTTCATCTCTTTTTGTTGTAACGTTTTTGCAACTGTAATAATAACGTGACCCACTTGAGCTTTCTTAATTGAACCCCCCATTTGGTCTGTTGTAACAACTTCTGATGAGATGCTACTTCGATTTCCTTGAGTTGCCGTCCACCCGACCAAATTTAATTCATGACACATTGATTCAAACGACCTCATCACAGAACCTTCTGATTTCCATTCATCACCCAAATTTTTGTCAGGTAATACACAATCAATATAGTCCAATGTCACCATATCAATCTTAATACCATCAGCAATCATCTTTCTAATTTGATTCTTGATTTGTAACATCGTCATTGTATCCGACGGTAATTTTTGTAAGATTAATTGATTAGTCATTGTCGACTTAATATCCGCAACTTTTTTCAATACTTCATCTTTCTTGTTTGTCAATTCATCAGGATGAATTTTAGTCCATAGTACAAAATGTTTTCTTTGAATAATTTTTGGATTGTCCTCAAAGAATAACTGAAGAACATTATACCCTAAATTAAACGCGTGGTTAGTAATTTTAGTCATCAATGTAGTATTATGTGTTAATACATAATCACGAGTAACATATAAACAATCGGGATTTGAAACTTTAATACAAGCGGCTTCCTCTTCGTGAGAATATGTTATTGACTTAACATATTTTTGTTCCAAATATTTTACTCTTTTATAGTATCTACTAATTTTTCTTAATAACTTAAATGGTACAATATTATTAGCAAACGACATGGTTATAGTATATGATAATTGACCTTCTTTTTTTTCACCATTATAAGTATATGTCGGTATTTTAGTTTTTATTTTAGCTGTTCCCCCTAAAGACAATACTAATTCTCTAACATCACTACATAATTGTTCAGAAATTGTCGTAAATTGTACAATACCTTTTTTATCAACATAACCATCAGTATCCATTAAACCTTGTAATAAACTTACTCTCACATCTAAAGAATTATAAAGATATTCTTTTGGTATAAACTTATTATTTGATTTTTTATTAATCAAATCATAAAATTTAAGTCGTTCCTTAATTTGACTTTTAAGTTTTATTGATTTAATACTTTTGGTTTCAGTTCTATAGTACTCATTGAATGATGTATGTTCATTAAGGTATTTTATTGATTCAAATAACTCATCATCTTTAGTTGTTATATTAATCCCACTATCACAAATGCTACCATCACCTAATAACAAACCAAGTAAATATGGGTCAATTGAAACTTCTTGATAATTAAATTCAATCGGACTTACTACTGGCAATCTATAGTTATATCTTCCTCTTTTTTTGATGTCATTCATCATATCTGAAGTTTTAACCACTTTAT